CAAGATGTTAAAATAACGGCGTTAATTCCATTAGTCGAAGAGACCTATTTAAACATAAGAAATGTTCCTTTTGCTCTTGATGGTGAAACAACCGTTTACCCTACAGGCTCAGACGTAACGAGCGCCGAAATGATCGGTTTTAAGTTGGCAAAAAGAGCCGATGGGAGGCTATTAAAGACAGAACATATTGACGGGTATTCGATGGCTTTAGAGGGTTATTTAGGCTCTAAACACGGCTATCCTGATGATGTTATATCAGCCATTAAACGATAGATTGACGGGCGGTAAGCATGGCTATATCGGATCATTATAAAACAGACTTCACTTACAGTGTAAAAAGTGAATCTAAAGTAAACGGGCAATTAGTCAGGGGGTACACTCCAGAGGGTAACACTTACAAATGTGCAATCTTTAGTAAGTCCAGTGTTGAAACGGTTGTTTATGCCTCAGCTGAATTTGTTATTTCCAAAGTGCTTTATTGCCCTGTATCAATTGGTTTTGATCTTGGCGATATAATCATTATTAACGGGGTTGAATATGATGTAGTAAGGATATTAGACACCAACAACATCGGGCACCATTTGCAAGTTGGTCTTTCGACAAGGAACGCATAAAATGGCTTTATCCGTGGAATATGAGAACAATATCGGGAAGTTTTTTCTTGCTCTTGGGCTTGTAAGTAAAAAGGCTCTTGATGAAATAGGAAGTACAGGCGTTACTATTATTGAAAACGAAACCCCTGTAGACTCTGGAAAACTGAAAAAATCAACTAGATACCAAGTAAAAAGGCGGACGGTTTACTTTTTGAATGATGCCGAATATGCGAAATATGTAGAACTCGGCACAATGTACACGAAGCCAAACCCATTTATGAGGCGTGGAATCTATAAGGGGCGTGGGCGATTTAGTAGTATTTTAATAAACAATTTAGGGGTTGGAAAATGACAGTGACACAAGTACTATATGAAATCTTCGCAGAGGCTCAAATAGATGGTGACTTGTCCGTTCCTGAAATATGGGCGGGTTTAGCTGGTGAAGGTGTAGATACTTCAAACGGTGTTTTGTCTTTTTTCCCTTTACCTAGTGACGGGGTTAATTTTACTGATGGGTTGACGGTTGACGAATATCAAGTTGATGTTTGGAATAAAAACATGTATGAAGCCGAGGCAATAAAAGAACAGGCGATTGATATATTATGGAGCAGGGCCGAAATAATTAATGGGATAGGGTTTATTTTCAAAGTAACGTCGGATCTAGGCGGCTTTTTTGAGGAAGGCGGGTCTATGTGGCATTATTCTTTTATAGTGTCAGTAAGATATAACAAGAGATAAAACATAAAAGGGGTTTTTTATGGCAGATAAATTTACGAGTGCAGACACGGACACGCTACTTTCGCAGCCGGGCTATTTTTTTTATAGAACATACGGTTCAAGTGGTGCGTGGACGAAGGCAGTTTTTGCAAATGGAGCAAGTTATACTCCAGCGGTTGAAAGTGTGGAAATCGCTTTTGATGATGTAGGGACTGTGAGAGATGAGGTATCAAATGAAACTGTAGAAATTTCTATTTCTAGTGGTCGAGTTTTAGATTTTGATTTTGTAAATGATTTGACTGGTGGGCTGTACACTAAAGAAGTTGTGGCGGGTACTCCTGTTGCTGGTGCTTCTGATGTTGTTGATTCTGGCGATTGGGTTTTTGACCAGCCTCTCGTTATGATTGGCCAAAATGGTAGCGGTTTGAAACCTACTGTAAACAGTGTGAGTGGATCGGTAGACGGTGTTTTAGTAGAACAAGATGATTATTCAATTGTAAGCACTCCAAGCGGCTGGGCGGTGGCTATTGCTGATACTGCAACAGTTACAACCGAAGTGCAAGATATTACAATTGATTATGACTACACTCCAAACGCTGAGACAATTCTAAAGCGTGGTGGAATCAAGATTATTACGCCTATTGAGCTGGCATTTCAAACGGTTGCCGAGACTGGCGACTTTGCACAGTACTTTTTCTATAAGGCATTCACAAACGGTGCAGATGGCCATGGTTTTAGCCCTGAAAACAGCGCTGAACCTATTACAATGGATTTTGTATTTACTGCAAAGAAAGACGCAAATAGAGATAGTGGCGACACTCTCATGAGAAAAGTTCTCGGCGGTACTACACTAGGATAATAATATAGCCCCTGAGAGATTGGGGGCTATTCTTAAAAAAAAGGAAGGTAAAGCATGAGTAAAAAGATTTATGATCTGAGTATTCAAAATCAGATGACAGAAGACAGAAGGATTTTGAAGGCTGAAAGCGGCCAAGAATATGACGTTTCATTTCGGCCCGCTATTTTAAACAGAAAATACTATAAAAGATGGCAAGGGTTGCAGGCTGAAATTATGAAAGGCATAAAAAGCTTTGTCATGATCAAGCAAAAACTTGAAGAGACTCAAGAAATTAGTAAAGAAGATGAGGATAATGTCAAAGCATTTCAAGCTTTAGCAGAAGAGGCCGCCGGTGTTGGTGCTGACCTCGTTATTTATGCCATTCAAAATAATGGCTATCCTGATTTCAATGAGGATACGCTATATAGTAATTTTTCTGAAGCTGGCATCAGTCTTGCAATTAATTTCATTATGGGGATTGATCAAAAAGAAGAGATTAAAAAAAAAGCGCCTCACAAAAGAAGACGCTGAAAAACTGGAAATTTAACGAAACCAAAGCGCTTGGAATTTTAAAAAGAGAGTATGGGATAAGCACTAAAGAAGCTTTGACTGAGCACTCTGAAGATGAACTTCAGGCGCTATTATCACAAATACCGATTGAAAGGATTGTAAAAATTGAAGGAAAAATGAGCAAGGTAGAGGCTCAAAACAAGTATTTAGAATGTTTTATGGATCGAAACAAAGAAGCGGTTTTTGATGCTGAAAAGAACATGATTTTGATAGAGAGGAGAGCAAATATCAAGGTGATGTTAAGAACCGAAAAAGATAAGGAAAAAAGAAAGTCGCTTGAAAATGAAATGAACGAAATAACGGAAAAAATGAGGTTATAAAATGGCTTTTGATCTTGGCGCATTAATATATAAATTATCGTTAGACTCTAAAAAATTCACTGAAGACCTTAAAAAAGCCTCTTCAGGGATTGAATCCTTTGGTAAAAAATCGACAGAAATAGGAAAAAAACTCACGACAAGTTTAACCTTGCCGATTGTTGGACTAGGCGCGGCGGCCGTGAAGCTTGCCGCTGATGCTGAAATCGCTGGAAAGAAGTTTTCTGCGGCCTTCAGGGGGTCGCTTGGTGATGCCAATGAAGCTGTTGAAGAGCTAAACGAGTCTTATAGCATATCTATTTCAGAGTCTACAAAATTACTAGCAAATACCGGAGACTTATTAAAGGGTTTTGGCGCAACGGCTGGCGGTGCATTAGATACCTCTTTGGCGGTACAACAGTTGTCAGCTCAATTGGCGGCGGCTTCAACATCAGGCTTGTCAGTTGCTCAAGCCTCTGAGAATGTGACAAAAGCCCTATTTGGTGAAACCGAAGGACTCAAACAGCTTGGTGTAGTTATCAGGCAGGCAGATATTGATAATCAACTTTTAGAAGATGGGACATCTGATTTAACTGGTCAACAGTTATTACTTGCTAGGGCTCAAGCTACACTCAAATTAGCTATTGGCCAGAGTGGTGACGCCATAGCAAACTTTGCAGAAAATCAAGATACTGTGGCAAATCAAAGCAAGGCCCTATTGGGTGAATTAAAAGATCTTGGTGTTCAATTCGGCACGATTCTACTACCTGTAGTTAAAGATATTGTGAAAGGGTTGCGAGATGCGGTTGAATGGTTCAGTAGTTTAGACGAAGAAACAAAAAAATTAATTATCCAAACCGCTTTATTTGCGGCGGCGGCTGGGCCGGTCGTTGGTATAGTTGGAAAGCTCGCAAGTGGTTTTGGTGAATTGGCCAAGAATGCGCCTAAGATCGGCGGGACATTGGCTAAATTGGGTGCGGTTGGTGGCCCGTTGGCTCTTGTGGCGGCTGGTGCAGTTGCGGCGGCAGTTGGATGGGTGGCGCTCAAGAATGCCTCAGTAGAGTATGTAAACGAATTAAGAGATAAAAGAATAAATGAAGAGCTCGGTGAAGTTGCTGACAATATGGACAGGATTGGTGACGGGCAAGCGGCACAAAGAAGAGCTAACGCTTTAAGAGCCATGGAAGACGGTTTTGATAGAATCAATTTTGGTGTTCAGAGAGACCATCTTGAAGAAGTTACAGAACAGCTTTATATACAATCAGAGCAATACGGAATCAGTGCTGAAGCTTTAGTAGAGGCGGCGCTTGCAACTAGTGCCTATAGGGATGAGTTAGCAGGACAAGCCGAAGAGCTCAGAGCTATTGCAAAGCAAATTGATGAGGATGAAGCGGCGGCTGTTGCTTATGACTTAGCCGAAACAAAAAGAAAAGCTGAAGAAGCGGCGGCAACTCAAAGACAAATTCAATTAGAACTTGATAGAAAAAACGGGGTTGATGAATTAACTCTTGCATATAAAGCTCAGAGAGAAGTTATACTTGGCATTCTTGGAGAAGAGAAAACCGAGGTTGAACTACTTCAAGAGCAAATTGATGAGTTAAATCTTGCGTGGGCTGATGGCTCAGGCTTAGAGAATGACCGTTTAAAAGCTATTGAAGTTCTACAGGGTAGAATTGATGGAATTCGACAAGAAGAGCATGATGAGGAAGCACGGCTCCAAGAGGAAAAACTTGATAGGGTAAACGAATATTTAAAGGCTAAATCCGAGGCAGAACAGAAGGCGCGAGATGATAAAAAAGCGGCTGATGATCAAGCCGCTGAAGAAGAAGCCGTAAGACTGCAACAAAATCTTGAGGCAATAACAAGCACAGCACAAACAATCGCCGGATTAATTCAGGGTATTCAATCTCAAGCGGCAACAAATGCCAAAGCCTTGACCGATGAATTTATGGCAACAAATGGCGAAGAGATAAAAGCACTTGAAGAAAAAGAGGAAACATCTGCAGGATTAACAGAAGCTGAAAGCAAGCGACTTGATGAATTAAATAAACAAAAAAACGAACTAGCCCAAGAGCAGTACGATAGAGAGTTAGCCGCTTTTAATACAAATAAGTCTATCAGTTTAGCGCGGACGGCTATGGCTGGTTATGAGGCAGGGATACAAGCCTTCAAAGCGTTAGCTGGTATTCCAGTAGTAGGCCCAGGACTTGGGGCGGCAGCGGCGACAACGATTGCAGGATTAACACTCGAATTACTTGGGAAAATACATTCTCAGCAACCACCACCACCGCCACAGCTAGCGGAAGGGGGCTTAATTAATCCATCTATTGGAGGTACCCATGCCGTTATCGGTGAAGCGGGCTCTCAAGAAGCTGTGATTCCTTTGAATGATGCTTTTTTTGAGAGGTTAGCAAGCGCCGCCCAAGGGTCAACCGCTGGAAGTGCTGGCAATTCTGCAAGGGGTGGAAATTCTACACAAATCAATATAATATTAGATAGTCAGGTTATTGGGTCGGCTACTGTTGATTTGATCAATAACAAGCAATTATTTATTAGTGCGGGGAGTGTTGTATAATGCAGATTTTATGGGCTAATCAAATAGGGGAAACAACTTTAACAGCATCCAGCGTCAAAGATGGGTATAGTGTAGAGAATTTAAAAAGCTATCACCTGTCAAAAGCTTTTGTTTTTGATGGTAACTCTGGAAATATTATTATTGATTTATTGACGGCGGTTAGTATTAAGGATTTTTCTATACTTGGAACTAACTTGACCGACTCGGCAACTATCACGCTAGAGGCCAATGCTAGTGATGTGTGGACTTCTCCAAGCTTCACTACTAGTTTGACGTTATATAGTAACGGGGTAGCTGAAAAGCAAGATATTGATGAGTCATACAGGTTTTGGCGGCTGGTTGTGTCTGATTCAACACTAACAGATTTGAAACTTGGCTATATTTATATAGGTAACGACCGGTTACAGATGGCAGGAATGGAGCCAGACATCGATTTGAACTACAACAATACAACAGCCGCGTCATTTTCAGCAACTCAGCAAACTTATGCAGATACAGGGATTGAATATTTCTCTTCAAAATTTAAGTTTCCAATTATTACAGATTATGAAACTATTATTGATTCGAAAACCTTGGCAACCAGAGAGGATATTCTTGAGTTTTGGGGATTTAATAAAGGCGCTACCCCTATAATTTTAAGAATCTTTGAAAACTCACTTAATAAAGTGCCGCCTTTAATCGGTATGATTTCACAAAACACACTAAGGTTTAAATTTGATAGAACTATGGGTTTTTATAGTTTGGATTTTTCATTTTTAGAAACAAGATAAGAGGAGCTTAAAATGGCAGGGCGGAAAATACTTAATGCAAATTATTTAGATAGCGATTGGCAAGATGAAATTGAAAGCAAAAACCTTGTAAAAAAAGGATTCTTTAATTTAGAGTTTGATTTAGATTTAAGTATAAAAGCGGGGAGCGGTGTTGATATTAGCGGCGTTCTTTATGTTTTTGATTCCCTAGAAGCTCCAACGGGAACCGCGTCAACTTCAGGATTCGGCTATATTAAGCTAATTGGAGGGGCAACTTCAACAGCGGTTTTTTCTACTGAAGAACCAATATTCGATTATAATAAAAAAGGTTGGTACAATTCCACCGGCGAAAGGTTTGTGTTAAGGTTTAAAGATGAGTTCACAAGTCAAATTTATTTAAAAGATGAGAACTCGATAGATCAACACGAGCAAAAAATCATATCGGGATCTTTATTGATTTCTGATTGGACAATACGGACAACGCCTAACCTTGCTTTTAAATCTGTAACTTATGGAAACGGGTTGTTTGTAGCCGTTAATCAAGACGGTACTCTTTCTGGAGTCATGACCTCACCAGATGGAATCACTTGGACATCTAGACAAGCCGCCTCTATTAACGCATGGAAAGCGGTAACTTATGGAAACGGTTTATTTGTTGCGGTTCATGCTGATAATACTTCAACTGGAGTCATGACCTCACCCGATGGAACCACTTGGACATCTAGGACGACTTCTGCTTATGATTGGAATTCGGTAACCTATGGAAACGGTTTATTTGTTGCAGTTGGTGGTTCTGGATCAGACAGGGTTATGAGCTCACCAGATGGGATCACTTGGACAGATCGCTCAGCTTCTGTTGATCTTCCTTGGAACGATGTAACCTATGGAAACGGTTTATTTGTTGCGGTTGCTTCTTATTCTGGTACTGACAGGGTTATGACGTCACCAGATGGAATAACTTGGACATCCAGAACTTCTCCAGTTTTAAATAATTGGTCTTCTGTAACCTATGGAAACGGTTTATTTATTGCTGTTAGTAGTTCGGGAACGGGTGATAGAATCATGAGCTCTTCTGATGGAATCACTTGGACTACTCGAGTGAATCCTGTTGATAATGACTGGTGGGCTGTAACCTATGGAAACGGTTTATTTGTTGCGGTTGCATCAACTGGAACGGGCGATAGAATCATGAGCTCTTCTGATGGGGTTAATTGGATTACAAGGGTAAACCCTGTTGATAATTCATGGGCTGGCATTGCTTTTGGTGAAAATGTTTTTATTGCTGTTTCTACAACCGGATCAAGCAATCAAGCCATGACTTCAACAATTATATAAGGATAAAAAGATGGCACGAAGATTAGAAAATAAAATAGTTGGTGCTACAAATTGGCAAGATGAAATTGAGTCAAAGAACCTTTTAAAGCTTGGGTATTGTAATTTGAGTTTTACCAATAAAGAAAATACTCTTGAGCCAGTAATCAAAGCTTTGGGGAGTGTTGAAGTAGATGGAAGCATATTCAAGTTTGACGCTGACACTGTAATTACAGGAACTTATCCAGAAGAAGGGTGGGTTGTTGTTGATAATTTAGGCGTTCCAAGTTTTGTAGATGGTGGAAGTATTCCAGACTTTGATAACGATAAACAAGGCTTTTATTTTAGCACTGGTGAAAGAATCGTTTTGAGGCTTCGATATAATTACAAGGTTCCAATTTCTGATAAGCTTTCTTGGTCTCTATATAATCAAGATAAGAAGTTAAAAAGTTTGACTACTAAAGACTGGATAAGAACAGCGGCTCCATTATCTAGGTCATGGGGGGGCATTACTTATGAACAAGGTTTATTTGTGGCAGTGGGGCGAACTGGAGGAACAACGACTTCGGTTATGACTTCACCAGATGGAGACACTTGGACAACCAGAACAACTCCTTCAGATTCAGAACTATATGATATTACTTTTGCTAATGGCTTATTTGTGGCCGTTGGTGGAAACTCAAACATATTGCACTCAAGAATATTAACCTCTCCAGATGCCACAACTTGGACAACAAGATACACCTCCACAAGTAACGGTTTTCTTGGGTGTGTTGCTTATGGTAACGGGGTATTTGTTGCTATAGGAGGACAAGTAGAAACCATTATTACATCATATGATGGAATCACTTGGACAAAACAAGATGACACGCCTTCAGGCTTTGGCTTTAGAGATATTGCTTTTGGTAACGGTATATTTGTAGCCTCTAGATCTTCCACCCTTATTGGTGGAACTTTAGAAAGTGGAGTCATGACGTCACCTGATGGAATCACTTGGACTGATAGAGAGACGCCAGATGATAATTGGGCCACAGTTGCTTATGGAAACGGTCTATTTGTGTCTATCTCTTCTATGACCACAAACTATATAACGTCCATAGATGGAATAACTTGGACTGAAAGAGACCATGGGTTTCTCCGCTCTTGGTGGGACATTATATATAAAAATAATATGTTTGTTGTATGCGGTGGATTACAGATTTCTTTTCCAAGTGGTGACCCTGTAGCAGGACAAACAGTGAATAATATATTAACCTCTTTTGATGGGATTAATTGGATAGAAAGAGAAGCCCCGCTTAATGATACGGATTGGTATCGAGTAGCCTATGGCAATAATAAATTTGTAGGTATCGGCTTCGAGAGTTCAGCCGAAAAAATATTGACCAGTAAACTCAAAGTTTAAAAGGAAGCTGATATGACATATCAAGATTTTATTAAAAAGAATGACTCACAAAAAAGGGTTTTATTTGAAATTGATTTAGGAGTTAAATTAACAAATTCAAAATGGATTGAATTTGAAACAGGAATCTGGATGTTGCGATATGCTTGGGATGATACCGAAACTAGAGATTTTAGCTATGGTATTGGAGCTATGGGCTGGGGATCATATGGAAGCTCTGAGACAGAATTTAGTTTACCAGCAAGCACAACGGATCAAGTATTTAAATTGTCGAGTGTGACTGTAGATGTTACAAATAAACTTATACGAGTTGAAAATATCGAAGCTTTAAGGGCTTTGACTGATGCTTTTTTCTTTGATGATTTAACCCAAGTTTTATATTTAAAAACTACATCGGTGGATTTGCCTCCAAGCGTAGTTTATTCTAGCATTGTTTTAGGTGTAACAAAAGGTTATTCAAATAACAGTGGATACTATGGTAGCCTTTATTATGATGGGAGAGTGAAGTCTATCCCTCAAATAAACACGGATAGAGATAGTTTATATTATGGAAAAATCAGCTTTGAGGGTGGTTCTACCTCTTTAATAAATACCGATGGTTTTTTCGACAAGTTTGGGTCTGAAGATTATTACGGTTCAGAAGTTCGGATTCTATTCGGTGGTGATGATATAGATGTTTCTGAGTATGAAACGGTTTACACTGGATACGTTGAAGACTATAAATTTTCATCAGATAAAATTATCATCAACTATAAAGACAGTAGAAAACAACTCTCAACTAGTGTTCCAGTAAACCGTTTTAATCTTATAGATTATCCTGATTTGGATGATGGTAATAATGGTGAAGCACTTCCTATTGGTTATGGGTCAATAAAAAAAGCGGTTGCAATTTGTACAAATGAAGCTCTTGAAGAACAAACAACCTATGATTTTAAATTTATTGATACATCTTTGAGAAGTATTAAATCAATCTCTAAAGTTTATGTTAATAATAAATCGGTTGCTTTCACAAATCCAGACATTGAAAACGGGTCTTTTTCTTTAGCCGGCTGGGATGGTGTAGATGAGTATACAGTTTTTGAATCGGGTGATACTGTAACAGTTTCTTTTGAAGGTTATGTAGAAGATGATGGTACAACTTTAATGGATAACCCAATAGATATTATTCAGGACTTACTTGTAAATTATTCAGCGATTTCATTTAATAGCGCATTTTTTAACCTTGTGGAATGGGAAGAGGCCAGAGCGGGATTAGATCAAAAAATAGGGCTTTCTATCGCAGAACCAAAAGAGATTATTGATGCAATCGGTGAGATATCAAGCTCTGTACTAGGGTTGTTTATTGTTCAAGGGGATGGGAAATTCTCTTTTAAAATGCGTGATACATCAGCCGAATCAGTCACCACTATAAATATAGATTCTCTTGTTAAACCTTCAGCCGTTGATCTACCATCTAAAGAATATTTAAACTCTGTGCGGGTAAAATATAACCGCTCTTGGGAATCAGAAAAAGGAAGTTTTTATCTTGACGATTCAAAAAAAGAAGAGTTATTTAATATCTATAGGAGCAACGTAGAAAAAGAATTTGAAACGGTTCTATCAGAAAAAGCTGACGCTGTCATTTTTGCGACTGATGCCCTTGAGACATTTGGTGGTATAAAGCCAACCTACACAATTTTCACGAAAACGCAAAACATGCCTTTCAACGTGGGGCAAAATATAAATCTAGAAGTTGGTAAATTTAGCGATTCACTAGAGACAGGAAAATATATAAAATGTGAAATACTTTCCAAAAGTGTAGACCTTAATTCTTTTGTGATTACTTTTAAGGTTCGATATATTGAAGATATTAATGCCGGTCTTGATATAGTCGAACTGATTAGATACGATTCTACAACAACGTATCAGAAAGGCGCTGTGACTTCCTCAGGTGGTCAATTGTGGCGCGCTATTGATATAACAGTAAGTAACCCCCCTCAGCCATCAAGTGATTTTTGGGATGAATTCGGTAAATTATATTGGATGGATTTCGTTCAATATTATACTGGTGATATAGTCGTTCATAACGGTGTAGAATACCAAGCAACAACCGACAACCTTAATAAAGAGCCTACAACAGGGACCGAATGGATAGAGCTTGGAAAATCATACTGGCGCTCATTTGTTGTTTATGCGGTTGGTGATATTGTTATTCATGACGGCATCCAATACCAGTCAAAAACCATCAATACAAATAAAGAACCATCAGTTGAGACCGACTGGATAGAAATCGGAAAATTAAACTGGCGCAATTTTTCCGATTATGTCATTGGGGATTTAGTTGTTTATGAAAATATTGTCTGGCAATCAATCCAAGACGGCACAAATCAAGAGCCTTCAACAACCTCTTTATATTGGACTCAATACGGTAAAGGAACATGGAATAACAAACTGAAATACGTTGTTGGTGATCTAGTTTCGCATGATGGTTTTACTTGGCAGTCAAAGCAAGACGGCACAAATCAAGAGCCGTCTCTTGTGTCAGCTTATTGGAATCAATTTATTACGTCTTCAGGATTGCCCCCTGATCAACTCGTAACAAAGATTTTAACCGATAGCGGGTACTCTGTTTTAATGTGGCAAAATGGTAATGGTGAGATTTTTTCACAACAGGGTAGCAATAGAACTTCCAACTCCTCTGGAGGCCTTGGCTTTGCTAATCCTTCTGGTGCCTCCAAGGTAAGCTTTCCAGCAAATGAGGACGGGGTCTTAATAGATGCGGCACATATGAACTCTTTTTCTTTTGCTCTTTTTGATAATGGTAATTTATATACTTGGGGAAAAAATGATTCTGGACAACTAGGTCTTGGAGACTTAATAACACGATATAGTCCAGTATTAGCAAGTGGGAGCGTTCAGAGGGTCTTTAGTAATGTTGGTGTCGGATATCACCATACAAACACTAGGCTATTTATTGAGAAGACTGACAATAAAATATATGCGGCAGGGGATAATGGCTATGGACAACTTGGAAATGGAAACACATCAAGTCAAACTTACTTTGTTGAAATCACAGCTCTTGGAACATCTCAAGTTAGGGAGTTGTGGAACATTGGGGCAACGCTTGGAGTTACTTTTTGCCAAAAAAACGATGGAACTATCCTTGTCATAGGTGCTGGTCACAGCGGTAGTAGAGGTGATGGGTCTACTGCTACAAAAACAACTTGGACAGATGTTACCACGGCATGGGGTGGAACCGGACAAGTAACAAAGTTTTCGGGTGGTTATCGAGGATGGAATGGTACAACAGCCTACAATTACAATTCTTCATATTGTCTTAGGGATGATGGAACTCTATATTCTTGTGGAAGAAACTCTGTTGGCCAACTTGGAGATGGAACAACGGTTGACAAGTCTACTCCTGTACAGGTTGCTGGAATTGGTACTGTTCGAGAGTTTAAGATCGTTGGGTCTGGGCCTTGGGTTTCTGCGTTTGCTGTCAACGACGACGATGAACTGTGGCGTTGGGGGTATAACGGGACCAGAGGCATCCTTGGGCTGGGCAATACAACAAACCAACCAAGCCCTCAAAATAATAATAACGCAAGTGATACGAATATTGATACTATATTGAATCGAGATATGACAACCTCCCACACTGATCAATTCGCTATGAACTCATGGGTAAAAACAAAGGATGGGGTTATTTATGTCGCTGGCGATGGTAATTCGGGATGCGCTGCAACTGTTGCAAAAACAGAGGCAGGAGGAAGTTATCTTGGAGATGTCTCAACATATTCAGTCTCAATTTTACCACAAAACTTTGTTGAAATTGTTCAATCAGGACATGATGATGGTGGATTTTATTGTTTGGCAAAAGACTCAGATGGTAAGATTTATTTCTGGGGTTATCAAAACAGGGCGAACGGTTTTCCTGATGCTGGAACGGATGAACAAAAAAGATATGTACCAAGACGAATAATTTTTTAGGAGAAAAAACAATGCCAACGACCGAACATGATAAGATTCTAGACGCTATTAAAGACATGAAAAAAGACTTGATAGAGCGTTTTGATTCATCGATTAACTCACTAAAAGAAATCACACATAAAGATATTTTACATCTTGAAAGGGATATAGCAACCCTCAAGAATCAATCTGATGAACATTATGGCGAAGAAAAAAGGCTTGTCGGCCTTATTGGTGAGGTCGTTGTTGAGCACGCTCAAACAGATGTGAGACACATTGAAGAGATTGACATAAAAACTGATAAAATAAGCGATAGATTTAATCAGTTTCAGCGAGATATGGCTGACAAAGTTGATAAACTCCTTGATAAAATACGATATATCGAGGATGAACTTTTAAAAAAGGTTAATATGATAGAAAATGCACAAATTGAGGGAGAAGGTATTAACAAAGGCAAGGATAAAAGTAAAACAAATAGAGATAAGGCTATAGGGCTTTTTTTTACTGTCACCCTTGGTGTTATTGCAATAGGGTCTTTTATATTTGGGGTAACTAAATGATAAGTGATGAAAAAATAAAGTCTAAAGATTTTGATTTATATGATATTCTAGATATTAAAAAAAAGTGGATAACAAAAAACAAATACTCGCGGCCTAATATAAAACTAAACAAAATAAAAGCGGTGGTTCTTCATTGGGTTGCAAACCCTAGAACAACACCAGAACAAAACATAAGGTTTTTTGAGGATAGGAAGAACGGAAAAACCGGTTATGGTTCGGCTCATTATTTTGTTGGAATAGATGGCGCAAAATTTATTTGTATTCCAGAAGATGAAATGGCCTATCATGTTGGAGCAAAAAAATACAAGGAAGATGCAAGAGACGCCTTGTCACACTATCCGAATAATTGCACAATCGGTGTTGAATTATGCCATTTAGATTGGGAAGGGAATTTTTCAAACGATACTATTTTTAGCGCGTCTTTTCTTGTCGGGTGGTTGTGTTACAAGTATGACCTTGATCCAATAACTGATGTTTGGCGGCATTATGATATAGTAGCCAATTCAAAGTTGTGCCCTAAATTATTTGTGGAGCAACCGCAAGAATTTGAGGACTTTAAAAAAGTAGTAGTTCAGCGGGTTAAAGCAATAAAGCATTGTTATGATAAGGAGTAGATTATGAAGTTACAAGGAAGGAAGTTTTTTGGTATGATTCTTGGGGTAGTGGTTAATACCATCATCATCATCAGCGGTTATTTATTGGCTCCTGAGTCAATTGACAACACAGTGTTGATCTTTTCCATGGGGATCACTGGAACGCTAATCATGGCCTTTATTGGTGGCAATGTGTGGAGCGCTTGGGTCAAGTCAAAATACTTTGTGAGTGAGTTAAAAGATGAAGAGTAATTTTTATTCTTTTGGGTTCATTACTTTTTTAATTGGGATCGTGTTATCTAGCGCGGTGCATGTTGCTATTAATTGGGAAACACCATTTGATATGGAGGAGCGAAGAAATGAAATACTTGCTATGTCTGCTGGTGATGTTGTTGATACCTTTATCCCTGAGCTTCGGCCAAGACTTGAACAACTCAGTGAAGAAACCGCCGACGATCTTGTCAGGGCCATCCTCGGAGAGCTTAGAGGCACGTTTGAAGATATTAGCAAAGAAAGCTATCTTAGAGGCTACACAGACGGCAGTCAAGGAATCGGTGGCAATATATCAGCCTCAGATTGAGCACTTAGAACAAGAAAACCTAGCCTTGAAAATCGGGCTAGGTGTGGCGGTTGTTGTTTTTGGAGCTCTTTACGCTACAAAATAATAAAGGATATTAGCAAGTCCAACTATTATCAATGCGCCAATGGCGGAGGTAAGTGACGCAATGAGGATAAGCAAGCATCCTTCTTGGGCTTTATCCCCCTTTCTTTTGTAATAAGGTTGTTGCTCTTCCATTCTTATCTCCTTTGGTGGTGGTTGGTTATACTATCAAGGCTATTATAAAAAATCTTTTCTTCCTATGTGTATTTCAAAACCTCGCTTTAGAGCCGTCTTTTTTAAGGCGGACATAGTAGAGCGGCATCTATATTTATCGGCGATTGATTGGATGTTTGTATAAAAAGACCAGCTCCCGTGATCTAATACACTATATCCCTTTTTGTATACTATTTTTCTCATATCTTCATATCCTTCAGGTTCACCCCTCCAAATGATAAAACCGTCATAAGGTGCGTTCATTTTTAAAGCGCTTCTAATGCGTCTTTTTTCTACGGCTAAACTAGGGGATTCATGTAAAAAAGAAATCATATCAGGAACGGTCTTAAATGTTTTAACTTCACCATCATAAAAAATATGAATTTCCGTTCTTTTTCCTGTATATGTGCAACGCTTAACAGGTGTTTTTTTTGTCTTTGTTAATCTTTTCTTAGCCCTTTCTTTTTTAATAATCCTTTCTTCTTTTATTCTTTTAATATCAGAAAAAGAAAGCTTTGTTAGACTTCCAGACGTTTCCCATTGAAAACCATTTTCAATCATATTTTAATTATCCCCCATTTAGCCATTATTATCCTGACATCATCTAGCGATCTACATATCGCATATGTAGCACCAACGACAGCACAATTGGATTCAAATTTTTTCTGACTGTCTTCCTGTCTTCCTGTTTTGCTTTTTAACTCAAGAAAATAAACCTTGCTTTTGTGTATAATCACCAAGTCAGCAACGCCGGCAAGTAAGCCCATTTTTTTGAACTTTTTCATGCGCCTTATTCTGTCCAATTTGGTCGGGCCGGCTCCAGCGCCTTCATTAGGCACACTAAAAACAATAAAATTATTTCTTTCGGCATACAACCGCAAAAAAGCAACAACATTTTTTTGCAATATCTCTTCAGGTTTTTCTTTCTTCAAATTCTTCTCCTTGCTTGAGGATTGTTTTTAAAGGCCTCTAAGCTTTATTTTGTCTATAGTCATCCCAATCACAGAAAACAAGGCTTGACGTGTCTCCTGTTAGCCTAGAAATCAATCCAGAGCCTAATTCGTTATGTAAATCATCCCCTCTGAGGTTACTTGTGAGGATTGTTGGCTTCATTGCGCCATATCGTCGATCAATGATTTCAAAAATATCTGACTTTTCGCTTTGGGTTCCTGTTGTTCTCCCTAGCTCTTCGATGGCTATCAAGTCAAGCTTTACAAGTTCTTCAATAGCTTTATCAGATTTCCATGATTCCCGTTCTCTGAGCCACCTCACAAGGCTTTTTTGTGTAAAATACATAACCTTTTTTTTATCCATAAAAGCCCTTCTAAGCATTCCATAGGCTAGGTGTGTTTTACCGTTTCCATATGCACCGTATAGAATCACATTAGAGCCATTCTTGTTTTGAGCTTTGCAAATATCTAAAGCTTTTTCAGCGTTTTCTATGCCTTGCGTTTTGTAGGTTGCTAGGCTTGTTTTTTTGTATCTCATCGGAAGAGTGTCTTCAAAAGATTGCGCTAATCTATGTCTACCCTCTGAAATAATTTTATCATTATAGGCTTTTTCTTCTTCGTCGGTCATAACGTTCAGCCCGTTTACAAATGTCTCAAAGTCTGGTTTATTCATTTAAAAATTCCTTGGTTTGTTGTCTCACTTCCAAATATATTGGATGACCCCTTTTGTTGCAAATAACTTTCAAACTTTGGCCCGAAAAGCGTAGACGGCCTGATCCATGGTTTTGATTTATTATCGTTTTTCCATTCGGCATTTTTCACAGTTATTACGTGCTGAAAGTCTTCAATGGTGAAACCATCATTAAAACGAGCTTTAATATGTCGTTTACTATCAGCCGAGATTTTAACAGTTCTAAGGTTTTGACCAGTGATAGAGTTGAATAGCTCGATAATGTCACGGTATGGCACAGGGCATTCTTTTTCTTCTTTCTTGTTCTTATCTAATTCTAATCTATTCTTATCTTCTTCTGTTGCGTGACGTCCCGTGACTGTCACGGGACAAGGTAATGATTTAGCCCTTTGTTTTTGCTTTCTGAGCCTGTTTTGCTCACGTATCTTGTCTAATCCTTCAATATTCTGGTGTTTTTCCCAATTGATAATATTAATATGATCCTCAATTTCTACCATATCGAAGTCTTGAAAAGTATTTAAAGCTAGTCTAATTGTATTTATAGGTCTATTAAATACTGTTGATAATATCTCGGCTGTTGTCGGTATTTTCTTTAAAATGTAAGCTTGACCATCATCATTAACTTTACCTGCAAGAGTGAGTAATTTAAACCATATGACCAAGATAGCATCTCTGTCAGGAAGGCTATCTATTAACTTAATTTTATCATCGTCGAAAATATCAGTAGTGATCTTTATCCATTTTACATCAGCCATTTGAACCAGCTTTTTCAATCATTTTTCTGATAAAATTCAGCCCTTTTTGACTAACCATAGTCTTTAAATTAATCTGAATATCACCGTTTTTCTCCCATCGAGATTCAATAATTTTGAAGTATCCACAATCAACATATTTTTGATATGGTTCATTCTTACCAAATAAGACTTTTTGATCTCTGAGCAATTGAAACAGGTTGTTTCTACCTAGACCTTTGATAGCTAACACCTTGGATACTTCTTGCATACTGATTAGATTCTTCGAGCCTGTCACAGCATCAAAGAACTCGGCTTTAGGCTTCATTTCTTCAATTTGTAAGGCTTGTTTTTTCATCTCTTTATCAGCTAATAGAAGAGCTTCGGCGATTAGAACTCTAGGTGTTTTTTGTGTCTGTTTGTTTTCTTGCTCGAATCTAACAAGGTAGCGCCTGACTTCCTTACCTTTTTCTGTGTGGGCTGATGCTGCAAAAACCTTAAATCCCTCCAAGGTCATTAAAATATTCGATACGTTTTGGGTTCTGAACCCTCCTTGGTGAGGCACTTGCTTTACCGTTTGGGAAAGCAAGTAGTCTTGGCCCTCTTCAAGCTCTTTAATTATTCTGTCTTTTGCTTTTCGCTTGCTAGAATAACCCACCATTTCCCATACATGATCTAATGACACTTTATTAGTATCAATCCAAGTTTGAACTACTTCTTTCGTTAATTCCATAACGCCCTCCAAGGTATAAAAAAACGCTTTGACTTTGTGAGCTAGTAGGCAACTAGGGAAGGCCAAATTGAAAACCTCCACTCTCACAAAATCAAAGCGATCTTGTTAAAATTAATTTTACACTATCGGAGCCTAACCCGATAAAAATAATATAAACCTAAAGCCCTGAAGAATCAAGGCTTTTTTTTATTAATATGAAGCGGTGGCGATAACATATGCTCCTGATGAAGTAGCACTTTCAACCAATCTATCATCACTATAAATTGAAACCGTTACAGATCCGTTATCACGCTCATTTTGTGCAGAAATATAGTGGAAATCTCTATAATCAAACTCATGATAAATAATACTGTAAGGAAGGTTTACAGTTCTTTGCTCTATCCCTCCCGTATTTGTCACATAAGTTAAAGACGCTCTATCTGTTGAGCCCGAAATCCTGTATTCAACAATAGTACTGTAATCTGTTTCATATGATGAATATACATAAGGGCTAGAACACCCCATAAAACCAGCAATTAAAATTAAACTAAAAAATATCTTTTTCATTGTTCACCTCTCTTTGTGTTTTTTGGCTTGTGGGCTTGGTTTGTGATATACCCCGCTTTTTTAAGCCGTCTATAAATCGTATTAGTCGAAATCCCTAGATATTTAACAAGGCTAAATATTTTGTATTTTCTATACAAATCGTTCAAAACGTTGTCGGATAACGGTGAAGGCGGTTTATTTGCCTCTTTATCTAGTGACACCCTTACAAGTGTATTAACGCTTAAAAGCGTTCTTTTCTTAAGCTCTACCGCATTGGAGCGGGGTAAGCCGCTCGCTATTGGTTTGCCATCTATCGTTACCATGTACAGCGGTTTCCAGTGTATCCTCATTTTTTGCACCTCCTAAAACTATATTAAAAGAAAATATAAAGATTGTCAAGAAATAGTTTGACAAGGTTTAGTATTTGATATACAATTTAAACATCAAAGGCTTTGGAGGTCAAAAGATGAGAATAAAGAAAGATGAGATTGTCATGACTGTAACCCATGAAGGGGTTTCATATTATGTCGAGGGCTGGCTTGTAACGGAATTACAATCGAGAGATTGTCCAGAGAGTCAAGAAATGTTTTTAAATGTTGTTGAGCCCGATTGCGATGATATGGATGGTCTAGAAAATGCGATTTCAAACGAGTTCCATAGAGGGTTAATCCTATGATTGATATGAAAAAAGTCTGGCTAGGAAAAGCACAAGAGCTAAAAAATAAGGCGAAAATCGATTTTGATAATGGGTGTTTAAATGCTGACACATTAGAAGATGCAAAGCGCTGTGAAGATAGCGCGTTGCTCTGTGCTCAAAATAACGGGCTTTCAATATGGGTTGAAGATAATGTTTTAACATCTGAAATGGCCGCTCATATCTTCGGAGTATCCACAAGGACTATAAAGCGCTGGTATTCAGGCGAAAAAAGAACACCTGAAACGGTCTTGAAAATGATTGATTTGATAGATAGGACAAATCATCTAGAAGTTCTTTTAGAAGGGTTTATTCCAAGGGGATTGAAAAATGGACGATAAAGACTATTTAAACGCCCAATCTGATTATACAAGAGCAGTGCAAGAGATTAAGTTATGGAAAAAAGTCAAAGCTGATGCAACTAGCGACCTCTCGCAAGGGTGTAGAGTTGGAAAGCCATTAGAGATTGATGGAAAACTAATTGCCGGTTGGAAAAAATCAATTTATGGTGAAAGATTCCAGTCTATCCATTATATAAAAATTCGGTGGCCTGATGTTTATATGAAACTCAGAGAGCTGGGAATAATTTTTGATAGCCCTGATTATTTGGGCGTAGTAGTAAAGGAGTTAAGAGGATGAAAGACGAAAATACAGAAGTAGAGCGGTTGAATCGAATTATTGAAGGGTTAAAAGACAAGATTGAGGTTTTAGAATTTGACCATAAAATTGAAGTAGTAGGTCTTGAAGCACAAATAAAATACTTGCTTGGAGCCCTAGGAGGTAAAAACTAATGGAAACGAAACAAGTTAAAATATATAAAGCGATGGCGGCTATTCTTCAGAAAACTGGAGCTATCGGAAAAGATCGAAACAACAGAGGTCAGGGCTATAAATTCAGGGGCGTTGATGATGTCTATAATTCTATTCATGAAATACTAGCCGAAAATTCCGTGTTTATGACAACAACCGTATTAGATGAACGATCAGAAGAACGCAAAACAAAAAGTGGCTCTAATCTAATTTATAGAATCCTGACTATTAAATTCACGTTCTGGGCTGATGATGGGTCAAATGTGAGCTCTACAATTATCGGTGAAGGTATGGATTCAGGGGACAAAGCAAGTAACAAAGCGCTGTCAGTTGCTCATAAATATGCAATACTTCAGGCGTTTTGTATTCCAACAAATGAACAAAAAGATCCAGAAAACGAAAGTCAGGAGTCAAGTGTAAAAACGGTGTTAGCTCCAAACGATCCAGATACAAAAACTCCAGAGTATGCTCAAAAACGTGTTCAAATAATGGCAAGGGGTAACAATATTGTTATGCAGCTTGATAAAGACTCTCAACAACGATATAAGGAAAAAACTCACTCTATTTTAGATTTATCTATCTTGAAAGCGTACATTGATGTAATTGAAAAAAATAAGGCGGTTCCAAAGTGAGTTATTCAATAATAACAAAGCCGGCGGTTATGAAAGCTTGGATTAGTAACATAGATTTAGATGAGCAGAAATTCTATGAATTGGTAGTGTCTGAACCTAAAGGCGGGACGGGAGCACAAAATAAAACCTTTCACGGTCTTCTTCATGAGTTTGTGCCTTATATGTCTTATATTGATTGGGATGAAGCAAGGGAGGCCGTATTGATGAAATATGGCAAAGCAAAAGAGGGGACTATCAACGGTATTACTTTTAGGGTTTGCCCGTCATGGGCTAAGGCCACAAAGGATTATAGAGCTAAAATAATCAACGGCCTAATTTCTGAGATGCTGGAAGCCGGCGTTAATGGTAAAATCTTTGATAGTTTAGTCTCTGAATGGAAAGCTCTAGTAGGTGAATTATGATCTTAAACAGAAAGCAAATCATTGAAAATATTAATAATGGTGATATTGTTGTAAATCCTCTTGATGAGAAATACATAGGTGTGAACTCTATTGACTTGCGCCTATCCCCAAAAATGAAGATTTACACAAACAGTGTTTTAGATGCTCACTCTAAAAACCCTTTAAAGCCGATTGAAATACCCGAAGAGGGTTTGATATTAGATCCGAATGAATTGTATATAGCTACAACAATGGAACACACGGAAACAAAAAACTTGGTTCCAATGCTGGTGGGGCGCTCTTCTATTGGGAGACTAGGGATTTTTATTCACATAACCGCCGGTTTTGGTGATATTGGTTTTAGAGGCCAGTGGACTCTCGAGATTACTTGTGTAAAGCCTGTGAAGATATATCCAAATATGAAAATTGGTCAAATATACTATCATACAACCGGAGAAAATCCAGAAAATTATCAAGGCCGTTATCAAGATCAGGTTGGCGCTCAAGGTTCAGGGTATCATAAAGGATTGCATCATGGGGTAAATGTATGAAGGTATTAAACAACGGTTTTGTAGAGCTAATTGACCACATGGGGGACCAGCGGAGAATCCTATCGTCTGCAAGGGTGTCAACAGGGGCGCAAGCAATCAAGGGAGAGTTGAAAGACCGTAAATTGATAAATTATTTATGGGAGCATGGACACAGTTCGCCATTTGAGCAGTGCCTTTTTACTTTCGTGATAAAATGCCCGATTGCTATAGCTAGACAATGGATGAGGCACAGAACAGGCCGATACAATGAGGAATCAGGGCGATATAGAAAGCTAGAAGAATGTTTCTTTGAGCCCGCAAATTTTAGGTTTCAAGATACGAAAAACAAACAAGGGTCTTTTGGTGCGCTTAGTGGTGAGATGGATCAAAAAGCATATGACATTTATATTGCTTCAATTCTTCATTCTTATACAGCATATGAACAATTATTAAAAATTGGAGTAGCAAGGGAGCAAGCAAGAATGGTGCTACCATTAGCGCACATGAC